GCGGTTCCCGAACACGGGGTGCCGAACGTACCCTGCATCGGTCTGCGACGTGTCCGGGGCGGTCGTGTACAGGCGCACACCCGCAGTACGGGCACCCGTGCGGACCTGGACCTTGACCTTCTGGCCGGCGACCTGCTCGTTGAGTCCGCTGTTGATCGAGTTGTGCGCGCCCCTCTTGGGCAGCTGGTTGCGGGCGGCCTCAGCGACGGCCTTGACCAGCGGATCCGCCCCAGACTTCAGCCCGCGCAGCAGTTCCCGCCGCAACGTCTTGTCCCCGGCCACCTTCAACCTCACCGCCAACGCGGCGAGCTGGGCCGAACCCGTGCCAGCGACAACCGTCATCAGCCAACCCCCAATTCCCGCAGCAGTCGTGCGTTCGGTGACTCAGGGACAGGCGCGGCGACCAGCGCCGCATCGAACCGTTCACGCGCCTCGACGCAGTCCGGCTCCTCAACGCCCCCGGCTCCGGCCGCTCGCAGCACAGCCGCTACCTGGCGTTCGACGAGGGTCCGGCGCTCGAGCTGCTCAACCTGCAGGACATACGCGGTGTCGCACAGGTCACGCAGGCTCAGGCGCTCCGCGTGTGCAGCACCGCCAACTGAAGATCGGGTCGACCACTCAACTGATCCAAACCCTTGTCGACGGAGCTCGACGCGACACTCGGCGCGGTGATCGTTTGCCCATCCGAGGAGTCGGCGGGCCGCGAAGTAGGGCGCTCTGTCACCTGATTCGCGGCCGCATCCAGCACGGCGATCAGATCGTCAGAGGACGGCCGGTTCTTGCGGGCCGACGCGAGGAAACGCGGCAGGTCATCGGCCACGATGCACGCCTTGATGAGCCGAAACATCGCAGCCATAGCCGCCATGCTGTTCTGCGCGACGCCACCTTCGGCGGCCTCCGCGAACTCCATGAGAGCGAACTCGGACATGCCCTCCTGGAGGCCGAACGACTCGCCGAAAAACTCGACGGACGACATCAGGCGCGCGCCGCACCGGCGAACCACATGGACCACGGCTGCGTCGAGGCGGGCTTCTCCAGCATGCCCGTCCACGGGATTGACGTGGTGGCAGGGGCCTTGTTGAACGACATCTTCACGCTGCCGCTGTTGAACACCTGGTAGGCGACGAAACGGAACGTCGAGTCCAGGGACTCGAAGCCGATCATGGCGCGGACCTCGGTGCCGATCGCAGGCGGATCCAGCTGCGTGATCGTGCCCGCAGTGACACCGGTCACGGTCAGGGTCGCGCCGTTGAACGCGCGGCCGAGGTTGGTCGCCGTCACGCTGAGCAGCTCGAACGTCAACGTGCCGGTGCGCGCGGTGGTCCGATAGGCGATGGGGTCGATTTCCTCGGCGGCGACGATCGGGCTGACGGTCGTGTTCGGGTCGAAATCCGTCCCGCCGACCGTCATGCCGAGCGGGATCCACGCCACCGGCCACGCATCGGAGAACGCCGAAGCCGTCGAGACGGGGGTGGGCAGCGCGGTTCCCAATGGCGCCCAGTACAGGAACCCGGGATCAGTTAGCAGCGCCGGCAGCGCGAGTGCGGAGTTAGCCATGACAGGTCAGCCCTTCTAGGTGGTGGTGGTGGCGTCGATGACGACGGGTTCGCCCTGGAGGGCAGGCGGCGGCTCGGGTGCCGCCAGTTCGGGGGCCGGGTCGCTGGCCTTGCGGACCACGCCCAGCGCGAGGTAGTCGTGGCGCTTCACGTTGCTCGCAGGCACCGGATCACCCACGTTGTAGGCCCGGGAGCCGTCGACGAGGATCGTCTCGGTGGCCACGTAGGCCGCGTACTCGGCTGCCTGTGCGGCAGCGAAGTCCTCAACATCCGACATGTGGGTTCCTCTCAGGTAACCGTTTGGTAAAGCAGGGTGAACACGAGCGAACTCGCTGTGCCGTTCGCGTTCTGCATCGACAGGACTTCGACCTCGAGCTCTGAGGTGCCGGCAGGGGACAGGACACCTAGACGGCGGTCTGCGCGGATCGCGGCGTCGAGGCTGTCGATGAGGGCGAACGCGCGGGCACGCATCCCGACCAGGTCCGAGTCGCCGGTGCTGCAGTTGAGTTGGCTGCGAATAGTGCCGACCTCGATGTACTGGAAGCCGTTCGGATCCTGGGTGGTGTTGTACGTCCCCGCCTGGTCGTCGGCGACGTAGCCGACCGTCACGTAGTCGGTGGGGACGTCAGCGGAGACGAGCGGGCCGTCGATGACGGTCACCCCGGACCATCCGGACAGAGTGGGCAGTAAGTCGAGTAGGCGGGCCACGATGAGCGGCCATTGGGTAGCCATCAGGCGAGGCCGGGTGCGCGAGTGGAGTCCGCGCACAGTTCGACCACGGCGCGGGGAACAGCGAAGCCCGCCGGGGTTGTGGTCATGTTCGGGTCAGGTGCGGTGAACACGTTCGGACGGAACGACTGCTGTTCCTGGCTCCACAGGTGGCGGATCAGGCGGCGCGTCGCGAGGAGAATGTTCCCGCTGATCGCGGTGCGCCCGGACACGTAGGTGATCTGGATGTTGCGTTTGCCGCTGGCGAAGTTCATCGCCGTCCCCACCGCGCGGCGCGTCACAATGCCAGTCACCAGATCGACGGTGAACCCAAACGCGTCGAGGCCGCTGCCGGAGAAGATGTCCTGTTGTGTCAGTGTCCGCACATAGTTGCTGCCGTAGGTTTCGAGGATGCCCGTGACGCTGATGATCGGCGCCCACAGAAGGCTGATCTGCGAGGCGCCGCCGTCGTACGACTCGACCCGCGTCTGCCGCAGGAGAGGGCCGCAAATGTCTTCCATGATCGGAGTCGCGGCGGTGATGACGGCGCGGATGTCCTCGTCCTTGGCCGTGCCCGTGATGCCAAGCCCTGCCTTGGTGTCAGCGAGACTAATGAGCATCCGGCCCGGGACCATGACGTCGAATACGTCGTCGTAGACGCTGGCATTGGTACCGGTGGCGACCCAATGGACCGTGTGACGGCCCGCCAGTGTCGTCGGGTAGGT